ATTATCCTAACTACTTGGTCGATTTATTTAATAAGTCTGCCAAGCATAATGCGATAATTAAAGGCAAGGTCAACTACATAACTGGGAACGGCTTCAAAATCAAAGAGGGTGTCGACCCTATTGGTGAACAATTCATCGCACAAGCCAACCGAGTGGAGTCGTTGACCGAAGTATTAAGAAAGGCATCTATTGATATTGAATTATTTGGAGGCGCTTACTTGCAAATTATTTGGAGTGTAACGGGCGAAAATCTTGCTGAGGTTTATCACGTTGATTATACTAAGATTAGAACCAATGCTGACAATACTCAGTTTTGGTATTCAGAGAATTGGGAAGATAGGAAGTACAAAAGAGAGGTCTACAATGGATTTAATTCTCAGTTAAGACAAGGCACTCAAATAATGTATTTAAAGGAGTATCGACCTAACTTAAATGCTTACGCATTACCAGGTTATTTCGGTGCTTTAAATTACGTTGAATCCGATATTGAAATATCTAAGCACGTTTTAGGTAATGCTCAAACGGGATTTAGTGCAAGCAAATTAATTACGTTACCAAATGGCGAGCCATCGGATGATGAGAAGCGCCAAATTGAACGCAAGTTTACCGATAGGTTTACGGGGAGTGATGGCAAGAAGTTTATACTTTCATTTGTCAATGATGCTTCAAGAAAGCCAGTCATTGAAGATTTAGGAGCAAGCGATATAACTAAAGAAGATTTTGGTAATGTAGATAAAATGATCCAGCAGAATATATTTGCTGGTCATCAAATTACTGCTCCCGATTTATTTGGTATTTCCACTCCAGGTCAATTAGGAACTCGCCAACAAATGCGTGATTCTTACGAGATTTTTAAAAATACTTACGTTAATGATAAGCAAATATTTCTTGAGCAAGTATTCAGTTTACTTGCCAAATTACACGGTGCTAATTCAGAACTCCAAATCGTACCAGTCGAGCCGATTGGCATAGAATTTAGCGAAACAATTATAGCAGCAAATTTAACTAAAGACGAAATCCGTGAAAAGTTAGGAGCGCCAGCATTAGAGCCTAAAACAACTTCAACTTCTCAAGATGTAATTGATGCTATTAATTCATTAAGTCCATTAGTTGCTAATAAAGTGCTTGAGTCAATGACTGCAAACGAGATTCGTTCTTTGATTGGTTTAATGGCTGAACAAAATGGAGAGAATATCCCAACTGCGCCAAGTGGATTTAATTTTAGCGATGAAGATGTTGTAAAAATATTCGAAGAATTTGGTGTTTCAAAAGAAGACTATTCAATCTTTAAATCAAGAGAGGTATTTAGCCAAGTTCCAAATGAATTAGAGGAAGCTTTGCATTTAGAATTTGCAGAGCAAGCATTAAGCGGATTAGAGGCTAATGTATTGGACTTAATCCAAAAGGATAAAAGAATAACGGCTGAAGTTATTGCTGGGACTATCATGGTGGATTTAGATATTGTCAATCGTGTTTTGGATGGCTTAGAAAAGCGAGGTATTTTAGGTACTTCGGTTTCAAGGGGAATAACCGAAAGGAAATTATCCAAGCCATTATCTGAATTGAATGCACCGAAGCCATCGACCACAAGTTTTATGGTTAGGTATTCATACGAATGGAGGTCAGATATACCAAGTGGTCAAAGAGATACGGTAGACCATCCAAGTCGTGTATTTTGCGCTCGATTAATGCAGTTAGATAGATTGTATTCAAGAGCAGAAATTGAAGCCATATCAGCAAGATTAGGCTATTCGGTATTTGATAGAAGAGGTGGTTGGTGGACTCAGCCAAATGGTCAGGCTTCGCCAAGTTGCAGACATCGTTGGTTTGCTCAAACGGTAATTAAGAAAGGATAATATGAAGAATACATTATTTATAGGAGCAAACGCAATCAAGGAAAGAACGGCAGTTCATTCTAATATTGATGACAAATTAATAATGCCTGAGATTAAAACGGCTCAGGATATGTATATCTTGCCAGCTTTGGGAACGGCTTTATATGTTAAACTTCAAACGGGTATTGAAAATAATACTTTAAGCAACCTTGAAACGGCTTTATTAAATGATTACGTAACCGATGCGCTTGTTTATTACGTATTGTCTGAGTTGCCAGTTGGCTTATCGTTTCAGTTTTACAACAAAGGATTAATTCGCAAGACTTCAGATAATAGCGATCAGCCTAATATGCAAGATTTAATCGATGTGGCTAATCGTTATCGTTCAAGAGCGGAGTTTTACAAGCAAAGAATGATTAAGTATTTGCAAGAGGTAAGCACAACAAACTTATTCCCTGAATATATTAATCCTGGCACTGGCATCGATACGATGTATCCTGAGAAAGATGGGTATCAATCGAGTATATTTTTAGGCGATGAGAATAGTTTATTTGGAATGAGTTATCCTCAGCACGTTTTAAAGAGCAAAAAAAATTATAATTATTAATATGCCAAAAGCATTCTCAACCAAAAACATAAACAAACTAATTGTTTATTTAACAACAAATGGCAATAAAACAACTGACATTAAATCAAACAATCAAGCTGATAAGGGATATTGCCCAAAGCCACGACCAAATTAATACGGTCTATTTCGGCGATGTGTGGGAGTTTCTTTCTCAGCCTGATAATGTTTATCCTTCAATGTTTTATTCGTTGACTGGAAGCCAAATAAACGGCAAAGAATTGACTATGTCATTTAGTTTATTCTTTCTTGATAGGCAACTGCAAGATGAAACTAATGAAACGGAGGTTTTGTCGGATCAGTTGTTGATCTGCCAAGATATTATTTCGATGTGCAAGCATCCGAATTTTAATTGGGAAGTAGGCGAAGGAATTACATTAGAATTTTTTACCGAAAACGAGAAGGATTATTTGGCTGGAGTAAAGGCTGATATATCAATCATTTATCCGATGCTTTCAAATAGGTGTCAAATACCAACCGACTTTACATATCCAAGTTAAGAAATGGCAAATAAGAAAATAAACCAATTAGTCTCAAAGACTGCAATTTTATCAACCGATATTTTTGGTATTGGCGATGCAACTACGGGGCAACTATTTAAGAAGACTATTGCGGAACTTCAAGCTGCGATTGGTGGAGCGGTAATTTCGGTAAACGGATTAGTTGGAACGGTTGTCTTGGATACGGATGACATTCAAGAACTTGCCACTCCAACAAATAAGTATTTTACTGATGCAAGGGCGAGAGGTGCTATTAGCTTAACGGTAACGGGTAACTCAGGCGCATCTACTTACTCAAGTGGAACGGGTGTCTTAAACGTGCCTACTTACACGCTTGCTGGTCTTGGTGGAATTAGTGCGACATTCTTATCGGGAACTTCGGGTATTTCTTATAATTCAGGCACGGGTGTTATTTCGTATTCGGGGACGGTTTATACTGATGCTTCCATTCGTGCTTTATTAAGTGCTGGAACGGGAATAAGTTATAACTCGACTACGGGTGCAATTTCTTATAGTGGCACGGTGTATACGGATGCTTCGGTTAGAGCATTGATATCAATTACAACTACTGGAGATAGTGGCGCATCTACCTACAACAATACAACGGGAGTAATAAACGTACCAAATTACACTCTTGCTGGACTTGGAGGTATTTCTTACACTTCATTAAGTGGAGGCACGGGTATTACTTATAATAATACTACTGGTGCAATTAGTTATTCGGGTACGGTTTACACGGATGCAAGTGTAAGAGCATTGATTTCAGCAACGGGAAACATATCTTACAACTCAACTACGGGAGTTATTAGTACTTCATTAACTCAATACACGGATGCTTTAGCAAGGGCATCGGTAAGTTTAACAACTACGGGAACTTCGGGTGCATCAACTTATAATTCTACAACGGGAGTTTTTAATATTCCGCAATATCAAGCAGTTTTAACTAATCCAGTTACGGGTACTGGTACAACTAATTATCATGCTAAATGGACTTCTTCAAGTGCAATTGGAGATAGTTTAATTTATGATAATGGAACTAATATATCTATTGGAAATGTAAGTCCAAGTGAAAAATTTGAAATACAAAATGGTTATTTATCAACATATCACAATGTAAATTCTGATGGTGCTGGATATGGAATACAATTTTACTCAAATGGAGGAGGTTCAAAAAATTCATTAGCATCAATAACATTAAATCAAGTTGGTTCAGCAAGAACTGGAGAATTAATTTTTAAAACTTCAAATGCTGGAGCTCCATCTACAAGACTAACTATTGCCTCTACTGGTCAAACCACGTTAAGTATAGCATCGGGAATTTATACGGCATTAAATGCAACATCTCCTAATACATCGGTTTATTATCAATTAAGTCCAACGGGTGGGGATTCTTATATATTAGGTGCAGGTGTAGCAGAAACAAGTGATTTTTGTATCCGTAATGCAACAAGGTCAACAAACTATTTCAAAATTTTAGGTGGAGCAAGTGGAGGTGCAGCCACGTTTTCAAATAATATTACAATAGGCAGTTCATTAACTTATGCTTATATATATGGGCCATCAGGACAAATTTATGGTTCAATTGGAGCAAATAGCACTTGGATAAATTCGGGTACTGGAGGTTTATTTATTAACAATGCTGCTGATAATGCAAGTTTAGGAAAAGTTACTAACGCTGGTAATTTCTTATTTGGAACTACAACTGACAACGGGGAGCGCCTTTATGTATCAGGTGCAATAAGAGCAACGGGTACAATTACTGCAAACTCAGATATTAGCTTAAAGAAAAACCTTTTAAAAATTGAAAATGCTTTAGAAAAAGTAGAGCAAATTAACGGATATACTTATGAATTTAAAGAAGATGATTCTAAGCGTCACGCTGGGGTAATTGCTCAAGAGATTCAAACCGTTCTTCCTGAGATTGTAAATAAAGGCAACGATGGTATTCTTGGAGTTGAATACGGAAACATTTCAGCTTTATTAATTGAAGCGATTAAAGAACAAAATATTAAAATCAAGAATTTAGAAACACTTTTAGCTTCTAAATAAATGCCATTACAAGGAAGTGGCGAAATGTCTTTTGCCGATGTTTATAACGAAATGACGGGGGAATCTTTAGCGAATCCTCCTATTTCCATTACACAAGCAGAACAAGGTCAACTTCAAAATTCAAGTGGAGATGTAATTCTTTTAAATCAATATTACACTCCAAGACCCGATGGCAATCTTCCAACGGTATTCCCTACTGAATGGTATTTATACTGTCAAAGATGTAACGTACCTAATCCATATTTAACGATTAGTAAATCAGGTGCAACGGCTGGTAATTTAAATCAGCAATTTTCCTATTTTTTGACTATTACAAATAACGGAACTACGGCAACGACTGCGCCAATACAAATATCTGATTATTTACAAGAAGGATTAAATTATGTTACTGCAAACGGAGATGGATGGAGTATTAATGTTGTACAAGTTTCAATCGATGTAGGTAGATTTTCTTACAATGTATTTGGAACTTATAATGGTGCATTACAACCAAATGGAGTTTTAACACTTCAAATAATTGTTAACCCAGTAATATCAAAAACATACTATAACTACGCAACGGTATCGGGTGGAGGCGAAGCGATTTCAAAAACTTCAAATACAACCACTACTTTAATCGGTGGAGCAGAAACGTGGACAAGTTCGGTTACTAAAAGATTAGTCCGTACAATTCAAAAGAATGACTGCGGTCAATATGGAGTAGGCTCAAATCAAGAGGTTTATTCGCCTTTCTTTACGGCTACTTACACAAGTTCAATAAGCCAAGCGGATGCTGATACAAGAGCAAATGATAATGCAACGGCTTTATGCAATCAATGGCTTGATGCCAATGGGCAATCGGTAGCAAATCAATACGGCACTTGTACGTTTGGCTATCCAAATATGACTTTAGGAAAGTCAATGCCAGGTGCATTTAATATAAATCAATCAGGTACGGTAAGGATTCAAATGCGAATTTTGGCAAATCCTACAAGTGGACAAATTGTGATGTCGGATGTTTTGCCGAGTGGGTTTGAATTTGTAAGTATGGTCGATGTACCAAGTCCATTTAGTTCTTCGGTTAGTGGCAGAACCGTTACCTTTACAACTAATAATTCTTTACCAATTGACTACTTTGCAGAATTTGTATTTACAATAAGAGCAATTCAGTTCGGAAATTATACCAATTTTGCTTCGGCTTATGGCGGTAATATAATTAACAATTATGCTCAAAGTAATACGGTTGAAACTTATGTATTTGGTGCGCCATCTTTTTCGTTTACTTCGAATGTTGTAAATAATAGTTTTGTCCATCCAGCGCCTATAAATGCAACTCCAACGGATGACGCTTATTATAACTATATTGTAACGATAGGCAACCAACCAAGTACAAATTCAACTTTGTTGGCTTTAAGAATTACATTACCTGGACACCTAAGAATTGTTGACCACGTTTCAGTATTTATAAACGAAACATATTTTACCTATTCTCAAGGTCTTGTGCCTAATGAATTACTAATATTTCAACGTAATAATGTAACCGTTCCCGTTGGGCAATATTTATTTGCAGTTAGAATAAATTTAGTGGTAGATTTTTACCGAATGTTTCCTTATTCACAACCCGAAAGCGCAAGACCCGATGACAACCTTACCGTTAATTCTTCGGGGGCATTAGTTCCAAGAAGACAAATAACTAATTTTAAAGCATTTGTAAGTGGAAGTCAAGTTGATACTAGAGATTCTTCAATTGACTGGGCAAATAACTATTCATTTTTACCAATATTTTCTACGACTGATGGAAGAACTCCTAATAATGTTAGTGGGTTGACTTGGTCTTATTCAATTAATGATTCAAGTAATTTTTCTCAGCAATTCCCTATAAATTATATAAATGGAAATTTCTTTGCAAGCAATGTAGCCTTTGCAATAAACCCAGTTAGGGACAATGTTATTGGTCTTATAAATGTTGACTATCCATATCAAGATGCTAACAATTTTGGCATTAGAATTTATTATAAAATATTTTATCAGGGCAATCATATTGTTTCGGTTTCTCAGGTTTATCAACCTTACGATGGGATAACAATAAATAGAGCATTTAACGAGCCTAAATACCGAAATACAACTTTCCAAATATATGTTGATTCAAATGGGAATTACATATATTGGTAAAAATTTGGATAATAGCTATTTATGATTGTAAACTAAACAAACAACCAAATGAAATTAGATTTTAACTTTGACTTTATCGGTCTTGATGACCAAGTATTTGAGGGTGGTAATGCTGGTAAAATGTTAGCTGGCGCATTAGCCTCTGCATCCAAAGGAGATGCACTTAAATTTTGGGATTGGGCAAAGAAGTTATTTAAAGGGGAAGCCTTAGATTTAGATAAGTCAGACCAAGAAACTTTAAAAGGATTTGTAAAAGATTCAGAATCATTTACCGTTTTAGCAAAAGCGCAGTTATTAGAAATATTTATTAAAGACTAATATGATAGTATTCATTGAGCCAGTTAAAGGAGTAAGAGAAATAGCAGACCGAGTGGAAATAAAGGTCGTTAATTACGCTCTTCAAAAGCCTGAGCAAACTTTGTATTTTAAATTAATGAGCCAATTTAATCCGATGATTGAAGAAGGCAATCTGATTATCCCTGAGCCTATCGTGGCTCAATGGGGAGTCGATGATTCTTTTATCGTTAAATGGGCATTAGAAACATTAGGGTTAGAAGAAAAGAAAATAGTTGCTTTAGAGGAAACTTTAGAAGAAGAAGTTGCACCTGAAACTGAAGGCGAATAATGAATGATTGGGAAGAGATAGTAATACCAGGAGTAACGGGTTTATTTGGTTCATTAATTACCTGGTTATTTGGTCGAAAGAAAGAAAAAATTGAGGTACAATCTTCCGAGATTACAAACGTTCAAGAAGCAATTAAAATTTGGAGGGAAATGGCAACTGATTTAAAGGCAGAGGTTGCTGATTTGAAAGATAAGGTTGAAACTTTAACAACCGAGATTCATAATTTAAGAAGTGAGAATATTGAATTAAGAGCAAAATTAGATGAAGGTCAACCAAATAAGCCAAAAAGGACTAAGCCTAATAAAGAAGTTTGAGGGAGTTAAACTCAAGCCTTACTTATGTCCAGCTGGTATTCCAACGATTTCAGTCGGTTGCACTTATTACGAAGATGGCACAAAGGTTAGAATGACCGATGCACCTATTAGCGAAGCAAGAGCAACCGATATTTTTTTAAATGTAATTAAACATTATGAAAGGAGCGTTGACTCGTTTTGCCGTGATGACATTAATCAGAACCAATTCGATGCCCTTGTATCATTTTGCTATAACTTGGGCGCTGGGTCTTTAAAGAAAAGCACTTTACTTAAAAAAGTAAATGCCGACCCAAATGATAAGTCAATTAAATTAGAGTTTTTAAAATGGAATAAGAGTGGAGGCAAAGTCTTAAATGGATTGACACTTCGAAGAAATGCAGAATCAGAACTTTACTTTTCATGAAAAAATTAATCTTTAGTTTGCTAATTGCAAACTTTTTTATTTCATGTCGACCACAAAAATCGATAATAATTGAAAAAGAAAAGATTCGTATAGACACAATCCGTGACTACAAAGTAATAACAAAATTCAATGCGGTATATGATACGCTAATCATTGAGAATCCTTGCGATTCTACGGGCATTTTAAACACTTTCTATTCAAAGATAACCGTTCCACAAGGCAAGATTATTATAAGGTCTTACAAGGGCAATATTCAAGCAACGGTAAACATCGATTCAATCGAAAACGTGTACAAAAATATCTATGTTTCAAGTTTAAAATCTGATAATTCATTAACTAATAAAGAAAAAATAACTAATATCATTCCAACTTGGTGTATCTTAACGATTATTTTTCAAGGACTTATAATCTTTGGTTACTTATATCTAAAAATATTTCATGTATAAAATTGACATAGAGCCAGTGGAAAAACCAAAATCAAGAGCAAATGATTTATTGTTTACAATGATGGATGTCTTAGAAAACATCGAACACATTGATGATGCTGGCTACGTTTTAAGAATGAAAGTGCTAAACAATATCGAGTTCTTAGTCGATGTTTTAATGGAAGAATATGAAAATGGAAGATAAAATTATCAAGATTAGGGAGCATTTCTATTCTACAAATCTAAGTAAAACCGATTTTTACAATTCATTCTTTGAAATGTACGGATATCAAAATGCTGAATCTTTAAGGAAGTTTATGATTAAAAAGAATATAACTTCGAAGGATAGGTCATTACAAGAAATTAATAAAATCATTCCGCCAGTAGTCGCAAACTATAATCTTGAAACTTTGGATAATTTTGGCATCGAAGAAAGCATTGGCAAGGAATATGTATCGGCTAAACTGCCTCCGCATTTAAAGAAGATTGGAATTCTATCAGACATTCATTTTCCTTATCACGACCTTCAGGCTTTGACTTGTGCTATCAAGCATTTAAAAGAACAAGAAATTGATTGCTTGTATCTGAATGGAGACATCCAAGATTTTTATTCTATTTCCAGGCACGAAAAGGAAAAGGATATGCGAGATTTTAAAAGAGAGGTAGATATGAATCGGGATTTCTTGCAAAGGCTTAGGGATATATTTAGAACAATTCCGATTTATTATAAGTTAGGAAACCACGAAAATAGATTCGCCAGGTCATTACAATTGCAAGCAGAAGAATTTGCTCAGTTACACGATCTCCAGTTTGATGTATTCTTTAGATTAGATAAGTTAGGGATCAATATGATTGAGGATTGGCAAGGAATGGAGATGGGGGACTTGCTTGTTGGACACGGACATGAGTGGTATGGTGCTGGAGGGATTAACCCATCACAAAACTTGCTAAATAAAACTTTATGTAATACTCTTATAGGACACGTTCATAGAACGAGTTGTACTCAACGTAAAACAAGTATGAAGCAATTTATTAATACTTACACTACTGGATGCCTTACACTTCTTAGTCCTAAATATATGCCTTTCTCACATCACAACCACGGGATGGCTATTGTTGAAATAGAAAATGGAAAGAGTCATGTTCAAAATATTCAAATAAGGGATGGTAAAATTGTAAAATAATAGTATATTTGTGAGAGCAACTGCAACTGCTATCAAAAACTTTAATGGCTCATTTCATTGGTAAAACGTTGCAGATTTACTTTTGATTTGAGCCTTTATTTTTATGGAAATTTGGAAAGAGATTACTGGTTATGAAGGACTTTATTTAGTTAGTTCTTATGGTAGAATTAAAAACTTAAAAACTAATTTATACCTAAATGTAAAAAAACGTTCTGATGGGTACATTAGAATAGGTTTATATATTAAAGGAAAGCAAACTTATTATTATTTGGCAAGATTAGTCTATAAAACATTTATAGGAATTGATAATAATGATTTACAAATTAATCACATAGATAAAAACAAATTAAATAATAGCTTAAATAATTTGGAATTAATTTCAAGTAGAGAAAATAGTTGTCATAGGTCAAAATTAAATTCTAAAAAAAGCAGTATTTATAATGGAGTTAGTAGAATGAAAAACAATAAATGGAAGTCATATATCTATTTTAATAATAAACAAATTACATTAGGTATATTTAAAACTGAATTAGAAGCATATAATAAA